CATTCAGGCTTTCAAGTCCGCATGGAGCAGTTATTTATTCTGCATGGAGACTGCGATCAACGGAGTGCAGAAAAGATGGTATGGTAAGAAAACTGGCACCGGGGATGTTCCGTGGATAGATTTCGACATTGTGCCTTATACCCTCCGCCATGCTTTCTGCGCTTTTCTAAGGGATTCCGGTGTCGAGATCAATACCGCGCGAAGATGGATGGGACACTCTGACGCGAAAATGATCCTGAAAGTGTATGATTCAGTATCATCGGATCGGGAAGAATCCGAGCGAGAAAAGGTCGAAAAAAGGCTGATTCGGGTTCAGGAAGGGGTTCAGCCGGAAATCGGATCAGTTGGAAGCATTGAAAAATAAGGATGCATGGCATCCGGGATATTCCGCCTGTTAACCGAAGGGTTATAGGTTCGAGTCCTATCTGGGGAGCATCAAAAAAGGCCCGGAGATTCAACACTCCGGGCTTTTACTTTGCCATTTTTATCAGGGTAAAAATGGGAAATATGGACCTTTTTCGGGTTCAAACGGGGTTCAGAACTTCCGCATATCTGCACATCCTTTCAGAAATAGTCCTCCTTGAACCGGATGTGTACATGAACCGGCCAGCTGCCGTAAGGACTCCACATCCGGCAGGAGGACGCGCCACCGGAGGAGGTCTGTCGCGCTGGGGTTATACCCCGGATGATTCATCCTTCCATGGTTCTTCATATGTCATGGCGCGTTTACTGTCAGCGATGCCGGCAGTGGTAGGATCGACCACCACACCGAGGATCACAAGCACAGTGAAGACTGCTTCCACAACCGCGACCAGTTTCGCGACCAGCGGATCGAGTTGCAGTGTGATTCCGAATACTTCCAGCACTGCCTGAACAACCAGTGCCAGCGCAGGAATCAGGGACACCCAGAATTGCTTATTGTTCAGCCTTACCTTCCAGTTAATCATGGTTTTATGCTCCTTTCACAAAGAATCCGATGATCGCGCCGACAATGGCTGCGATGATCGCGCCGACAAGAGTTTCCCAGCGTTTCCCGGGTCTGTCATGGAGGACTGCAACATCCGTTTGCAGGCGATCCACATTTTCTTCGGTTACTTTCATGCTGGAAGTTAACCGTTCCATGCTGATCGCCAGTTTGTTGACGGTCTCCGTTAATTTTTCGAGGTTACTCATCCTTCGATCAAGATTCTTGATCTGTTCTTCCATCCGGGAAATCGCAGCTGCCGTTGTTTCTTCTGCCATGCTTATTCCTCCATCTTCGATCCGCCGTATTTGCTGATAACCTCATCTGCTTTCTCCGCTGACAGATGGGAAATTGTGACCGTGTAGAATTTCTGCGCAACTGGCGCGAGAAGCATCGCCCATGTCTTCGGGCCACAGATACCATCAGCCTTCAATCCGCTGGCCTTCTGGAAAGCGCGAACTGCGGATTCTGTTGCTGATCCGAAACTGCCATCCGCACCCCATTTTCCGAGATCGTATCCGCGATCCAGCAAAAGAGACTGCATCAGCCGGACTTTTTCGCCCTTATCGCTTCGTTGAAGTGTCGGGTATTCCAATTTATCAACATCCTCTTTCGCCGGCTCAATCGGCGCGGTTTCTGGCGGATTTCCGGTGTATTCTTCTGCATAGCAAGCGCATACCGCCCAATGAGTCCATCGGTTCTTCTTCATCGGCGCGAAGTGCTGGACACCGGACGAACATTCGCAGGATTCGCCACGGAATCCGAATCCGGTGTGCGTCCATGTTCCGTCTTTGCAAATGAACAGATGTACCAGCACATCGTCCGGGATACCATCAGACACTTTACCCTTCGCGCACCAGTTCGAAGCATGATTCCACTGCGAGGATACTGTATCGCCATACAGATCGAAGCCCCACATCTTTTCGATGTAATCATCGAAGCCCCGGCAGTCGAATGTTCGTGTTCTTTCGCCATCTGGATACCACTGGCATCCGGTGCAGTTGCCGGAATCGAAGCCTTTACACTTCGTCTTGATCGCAGTATGCGATGGATTGTATTTATACCGCTTCCTGCGCTCGGCCGGAGTGCATAATGCACCCCATGCGCCGTAAGTGTATGACCATCCTTCACAGGCAAGCGCGACATTCCATGCAGCTTCGGATCTCGATATCAATCCTGCGCTGAATAGTTCCTGCATTTCGAGGATCAGCGCATCAACTTGTCCGGCAGTCTTCAAGGATCATCACCACCCAGCATTATTCCGAATATGGCTGCTCCGATAAAAATGATCGCGAGGATTACGAATACTGGCATATAATCCCTCCCTTGCACTGGTGGGCCTGATATGCTATAATCGATTCAGGCGGAAGATGTGAGTACCAGAAAAAGCATCCCGGAGAAATCCGGGGTGTTTTTTCATCTGCGGAAAATGGGTGCGCATGTCCATCTATGGGTATTCATGCGCACCCATGTGTACCGATGTGTATCGATGTGTATTGATGGTTATTGGTCACTTTAAGTGCTTACCAATTCAATCCAACCGAACCGTTATAATCTTCCGTGATCCGTGTCACGCCGGATTCAATCAGCGTTTTGACGGTTGAAACATCACGCCCGTGACCGTTCACGCCGATGAACAAATCAGCGGCAAGGATGGACGAAATAGCGGTTGAATCAAGGTCTGTCGGTGTTCCTTCCACGCCACACGGAACGGTAATACTGTTGGCGGTTTTCAGTTCGTTGATCTTTGAAATGCAGTTGGCAACCGTCACGCCGGAGCTTTTTACAACCGCATAACTTTCGATCTCGTTCAGCAGTACCGCCATCGGATAGGTTAAGGTTGTGTACGTTCCTTTGATGTTCAGCGTATTCAGTACGCCGTACTTCTTCGCCATTGCCTTGATGTTCGCCCAATGACCTTCAAGTGACGGATGAACGGAAAGCACAGGGTGCATACCCGTTCTCGCACAGATTTTGAAGAAGTCCGCAAGAAGCGGAATCCTCTGTCCGGCGAAAATATCTCCCCGGTAGATTCCGAAGTCGAATTGAAGCAACTGTTCATAGGTGAAATCGGAAACCGGATGATCTTTGTATTCGTCCGCAATGGATGTTCCGTCATCGTTCCGGGCGGTTGCTTGAATACTTCCGTCATCATGCAGACAGACATATACGCCATCAGAAGTAACCTTCGGAATGGCAATGCAGTATTTGAATCCAAGCCTTGCCGCCCCTTCAAACTGTGCAAGCGTATTGTGCGGCGCACCGAATCCCGATGCGCTGTGCGCTTGCATGATGAAACTATTTTCACTATCCCTCGCCGCTTCGGAATAGTAATTGCTCATGTTACGGATCGTCAGCGTTGATCCTTCCGGGACGGTGATCGTAATCGTCACCATATCAACGCCCGGATAAATCCACGCCGGAACACGCCATTCATTCCGCATGATGTTGTTTGCCGCACCTATTGGATAGATCGCAAACCTTGCAGTGATCGTGCTATCGTCATAATCATGCCATTTCCGGGAAAACTGAATTGTCGGTTGTGTTCCCGTAAATTCGCTTTCGCAAGTGACGATCATGTTTTTGTTTTTGCAATCTTCGTTCAGCTGAACCACAATCGTTTTGTCTGCGGTCATCGTAACGCCGGAAAGATTGAAAAAAGCATCAACCGCACGAACGGAATCAAATTGCTTCACATTGACATGATATGTTCCAAGTGAAGAAATTCTAACAGGCGTGTTACTACCGCCATACTGCAAGCGGATATATTTGACCGTTGGAGTGTCCGCTTTAACTTGCTTGATATAATCAAGGTCGATCATGTTACCGACATATTCGCCGGAAACATACGCAAGGTCTGCGGCATACTTGTAAACCGTCAACCTAACCGGAGAATCAGCGGAAGCGGAGAAAATACTGTCAATGTCGATGTAATCCGAAACCACGCAAACTGTGCTTCCAGTTACAGACCCGTCTGACCCGTCAATGGCGGCATTGGTGAAGTCTGCCAACGGATAATCAACAAGCACCACGCCAAGTTTTCCTTTCGTGTCCTCAATGGCATCGAACACGCCACCGCTGGTTACAAGTTTGTTACTATCCTCGACAGGCGAAGTGTCAATCTCAATGAGGTTTCGTGCTTCGGTCAAGTCGATGAGATAAACCGCAAGAATCAGATTCGTGCAAGTGATCCCGTTTGAAGTCCGCAACACAAGGTTAATACTCTCACTCGTCCCGGCAGTAAAATCTGCATACTGTTCGCCGGAAAGTTCCGTTATATCAACCAACGCCG